AATTGATCAATTGTTTCGATATCACTCACCTTCGCTGCACTTGCAAATATTTCATCTGGCTCACTCTTTATTTCAAATAGACTACCAAACGATTGTGTTGTTTGGCGCGGTACTATTAGTATACTTACCAGTTTTGGTGACAGCTGGTTTATAATATAGGCGCTAAGTTCTTGGAAGTAAAATGTCTCTCCAAAGTCCCAATTTTCAATATCAAAGAATTTATTAATAGCTTCAATAATGTCTGATTTAAGTTCGTTGTCATTGATAACTACACCAGCATTTTTAACAATCTTAAATTTAACTTGCAGATCTGCTGGGGCTTTGTCGCCAAATAAGATTTTATACTTTGCAGGGTGATAGATAACTTCGTCACTTAAACTTTTTATTTTGTTTATTTCTCTGCCATAGCTTCTAAATAATTCATCATTACTAGGAGGCTTAGGCTGTACTAAAAGTGTTCCAGCAACATATTGCTTTACTTGCATGTCGTACGCTTTAGATAAAATATAAGTATCAATAATGTTACTTGCACTTGGATCAATTCTATAGCCACTGTCTGCAACATGTACATAATGGAACTTTAAATCTGCTCTGCCAAAGAATGCTTTATAGTCTGTATTAATTTCTGTATTGTTTAGTAGTTTATTAAGCTTCCTAAAAATACCTTCGTTAATTAAGTAAAATATTTGTCCTTCTACTCTAGCACTGTACGGAGCAATAGCTGCTTCGTTTTGTACTACAATAATTTCAGCAGTTGTGTTTGCAAAATATTTAAAATCTTCTACACCGTCAGTTGTGGTGTATTTCTTTTGGAATATTAATTTGTCTTTTGTAAGAATAGTTGTATCTTCTTCGCCGACAATTTGTTCAAAAATATCAGGATCGTCAACTACACCGTCATCATCAAGGTCAATAAATTGAACTTGAATTTTACGACTATCTAAGTATCCTTCTGCGTCTCTATAAGCGTCTGTAATTGTCCAATTAAAGTCTCTAGTAAATGGAACTAGTTCGCCAGGCTTACGGTTAATATTTAATATATCAATTTTGTCTCTAACAATTTGTCCTGTTGACGGATCATAAATCTTATCAGCAGCGTCAAAGAAAAATCTAATTTCGTCTGCGCTTTCCATTACATATCTTAAATTTCGATATGTAATTGTATATTTTTCGCCGTCTGTTTTAAAGTATAGCATCCAGCTTGAATCTAAATTAGCACCTGTTATGTCGCCTGCTTTACCAGTAGCAAATGCATTAAGTGTGTTAATGTCTTGTGCTAATACTAGTTTCCACTGTCTGTCATATTGATCGTAACGTAGTGCAAAATCCTTGTATTCAAATGTTTGGTCAATTAATTGTGTCTTTATGTCATTAATTAATACTTTAGAAAAATTTGGTATAACTTGCTGTAGTACTGCGCCTGTCGGTATAACATCGTTTACTGAAATAGGAGCAATGCCATCTTCGTCTATTACTGTGCCGTCTCCTGTTACAGAAATTAACTTACACCATTTGTATGTTGTTTTTCCTAAATGATCTCCGCTACTGCTGTCTTCCATTAATGTGCCGTCGGGCATAAAGTGCTTGCCAGTAGGAGCAACAAACTTCAACATCGAGCCTGCTTCTAATAATCGCAAACTATTAGCAGTAAACGTACCTACAGTATATGCATTACTATCAGTATCTTGCAATAGACCTAATGATCTATTTGTACTTGTGCTAGATTGAGACCAAGTTGCGTTAAGATCACTTACTATAATTTTTGGATATTTTGCTAGATAAAAGTTCTGTGCAGTTGCACTACTTAATATGCTTTCAATAGTATTATATATAATACCTTCAATGTCAGTTTGTGTTGCAAAAGTAAATGATTGTTTTTCGGCAAATTCTTCTTTATAAATTATGCCGTCATCTGCAAACAAACTAGTATTTGAATACTTGCCACTTGCATCCTTTAAGTCAAAGAACCGACTTATTCCACTTGAAATTCTATTCGAACTTTTAGTTTTAATAATGTCTTGGCTAATTGCTAACGGACCAATGTTATAATCTTCGCCAGTAACTAAACGGTTTTGTGTATAATATGTTGCTGGTGCATTTTGTTTAATTTCTGCACTAGTTTCTGATGCGGTACCGTTACTAACTGTGTAATTTAATTTAAGACCAACTGTAAGTGTTTGCGCTGAGCCGTTTCTCGACTGGTACGGAATATCAATGCTTACTGTTCCTACTGCACTAGGAGTAATCACACTACGTAGATTATTGCTAGTCCTGTAATACGATCTAAAGTTGCCAGTAGCTAAGTTTCCAAACACACCATCACTAAAGTTTAAATTAATTCTGTCGCCAATGCGTGTTGTTACAGCAAATACGTCTCTAGTTTTATTAAACAAACTATTATAGATAACGTTATTGCCTTCAGTAGAGTCAATTTTTGTCCACTCACTGCTTTCAAAGCCTGCACTATTTAATGCAAATAACCATACATCACTGTCGTTAATATTTTCAGCATCAATTTGTACTGCTTGATTTGGAGTTGGATTACTTACTGCAAAGTTTCCTGTCTCAAGTTTACCTTGACGGAAATGCATAAAGAATCCAGTGTTATTACTACCAGCTCCTTGTCCATCATCTCTAAACAAAAATGCAGGACTGTTGCCAGGCAGTGGCGCTTCCTCTAACACGTTTTCGCCTGATATGTCAGTACTTACTACTTCAAAACGTGTGCTTACTCCTTCAACACGTTTAGTAAACGGGTAAATTGCTTGCCCAGTGTTTGTAGCATTTAAGCGATATTTTTGTGTTTGCACATCTGCAATTAATGCAGACTTTAAAGGATTACCAATTGAGTTAGACAAAGGCAATGCCGAATTCATAATCTTAACAAACTGTTCAAAATAACTTGAGTTAGTTTGGTCATTCCACTTAACAGTAATACCTGCCATGTTTAAACCGTTACTATCTAAAATGTTTTCAGTTGTTTTAATTGTGTCAAATTTAAGCAAGCCGTTAGCTGCTTGATTGCGTCTTGGATTGTAAGATAGCATACGTGCTAGACGTAATACACTTTCTCTGCGCTCTGCTGTTTCAAGGAAGTTTTCACGAGCGTTTAAATCAATACGGAATGATAAGTTTTGCCCAAGGAAAGCAATCATATCAATTAGCGCAAGGTATTCACTCGATTCAATGTAATCGTTAAAATCTTCTGGATAGTTTTGACGCAAATAGTTAATCATTGTGCGTCTTAGGTTATCAAAATCGTAGCTTTGGAAATCTGCGTTCCTAAAGCTTTGGTAAATTCTTTTCCAGTCCTCTGCTACTAGTAGCCTTGACTGTCTATCATTTGAAGACATATACATTTCCTTGTTTACTAATGTATTTACCTGAAATGATAATGTGTGTATTTAATTTTTAAATTTAAAGAAGTCCATTATCTTTATCAAATTTGAAGCGCAATTGATCTGTAATTCCAAAAGGAATCACAGTAATTTTACAGTCAATCTGAATGCCTTGCTCATAGGTATCGATAACAATGTCTTCTGCTTTTATTCTAGGATCGTAGTTAATAATACGAGTAACATCTTCAATTATAGCTTCTTGAACTTCGATAGTAAAAGGCTCGTATAATAAATCCCAAATAATTGTACCAAATGTAGGATCGCTTAATTTTTCAGTTTGTCTTATATGGAAGTGATTAATTAAATCTTGCTTAATAAGCTCAAAATCGTACACACTAAAACTTTTAGCGTCAGCAACTGTCGAAAAGCCTCTATACTTTCTACCAGTATTTGCTGTGCTAGCTGGCTGACTTACTGTTACTCTTTTATAAAGATTTTTTTCTAATTGGCTCATACTATATTTACCCTTTATCTGCCGCTGCCGCCGAGATTCGGACCGCGATGCGGTGATACGTTTTGTGTAGCAGCACTGTTATCTGTTGGATTTGAGAATGGTGGGGTTTCCCGTGCTTTTTTAATTTCTTGTTCTAGAGAACGTAGAGCATCTGCTTCTTCATTGTGCATTCTTAGAACAACGTTCTGTCGCCGTTGCGGCTTTAATTTTTTGAAATATCTCACGCCGTTTCGAGCACGTTTTTCTTTATAAATTTCCATAATTAATGCAGCATCAGATGGGTCAGTAGTTGCTGCCACACCTGGGGGG